GTATCGACTAGACGAGGGCGAGAAAAGTACTCGCCTAGACTCTGTGGCATAGCCATCGTGGATGCTGCTCTATTGGGATTAGAGCCTAAATCCACGTGAACAGAGATTGGCTCATCCTTGAACGCGTACGTTTGTTGCATGGTAGTGACACTTCCTTCCGTATCGGGACGGACATCGGCTTGTGCTACGATGCGATTCTTCCAAGCTTTCCGCTTCTGTGAACGTAGTTGCTTAGTGTGAACTTTGTTGATGGCTGACTCGATAGCAGCAGGCGCCATTTGCCTGACAGCTGCTTCGATATGTTGTGGGTTAGAGTTAACTTGTTTGCTGAGATGTGTATTTTCAACGTCACGGTTCTTCTCAACACGGCGACGCCTAGCAGGCTTCTTGGGAGACAACCTAATCCCTGTCCAATCGGACTCTTCGGAGGAACGCTCCATGGTGGTCGAGCCCCAGCAGTCCATTCTCCACTCTGTCTGTGCTTGCGGTGCAGACGAGTGGCAGTGACTACTACTGAGGGTTGGTGTGGCTTCAGCCTGAAGCTCGGGTTTCACCAACAAAACCCTGTGTTTTGGAGAGGCAGAAAGAAACCTCTCATACATCTGATTCCACGTCGGAGCTGGAAACTGCTCCATACGGGCCTCAAGTTCTGGTGTCTTGGGAGTATCTTCGATCAGAGTTGCCAACTGGTGGTAAAACTCGTGACCATGGAAGAATGCCTCTGACATCGCAGAACAAATCGCCATCGCCAACTGCTCCTCTTCAGAAACATCCTTGGATGGGTTTGTGTAGATCAACATCTTATAGATGGACTCCTTATCCAAGGGAGCCACCTTCATTCCCGGGAACAACTCGTGAGTGGCGAAACGCCGTTTGAGGAATCCAACTTCCTCATACGAGATGTAAGGTACACTCTCGGACAGCTTGTCAGCCATTGTGTATACAATCCCAATGGACTCAAAGACGCGTTGAACGGAAGTATGATTATACCAAGGAGCCTCAGGATGAACCTTCGCCATGATATCATCGCCCAGAACACGAATGAAAACT